AAATGTTCTTACTTGAGTTGCAGTTAAAGATTCAACATCACCTGTACTAGCTGAAACTCTACCGAGTAATCTAGCTGTACTAATTTGACTTAATTTACCTAATGCAATAACGTTATTATTTAGTGTAGTAGCTCCATCAACTTCAGCTCTAGACCTTACATCTAAATTAGTTCTAGCTGTAGATGCACTAGCTAAATCACTAAGGTTATTTCCTGGTACTAAGAAAGCAATTGCCCATTGTGTAGGACTTGTAGATGGTAGGTTTCCAGTGTTAGTTGTAACTAAAGAACGATATGTAATTGCACCTTCTCTACAATAACCACCCACCTCATAGATAGTTGTTGCACTATACTCAGGTATACCATTTCTATCTAAATGCTGAAGCATTTCATCGGTACGACCTTGCCAATAGTTGTAGTACTCATATTCGGGAGCCTCTACAACCCAACCTGCACTATATTTGATTGCACCTGGGTCGATCTTAGTGCCACCCTGCGCCCATGTACTATTATAAACCTGTCTAGACATAACTTACCTTTACTTAATTAAGTTTGTTGCAGCTATTAGATTAGCTGTATTTTCATTACCCAGAGCTACTTCATTTCTGAAGCTCTCGATAGCTGCCGCTGTTTGTCTTTGTTGTTGAGAATTTTCAATAGTCAACATTGGTAATAGTGCAAAGGTACAATCAAACCTATTTACTGGTTCACCTGTATTAGGGTTATGCCCTTGTACTTGTACATAGAATTTACATCCATGCTTTTTACAATCGTCTCCTATAAGAGGACAAAACTCTTCACTCATAGTATTAATCCTTCTCTGCTATAATTACATCAACATACTGAACTCTTATGTCCATATTATGACTATGACCACCATCACCACCTGTATTTTGGATAGCATTGGTAATGTTATATGGGCCGTTAGAAGCCGCAGCAGTTTCTACTCTATTATTACCATCTGAACCCCAAGCTTGTATATCGTGAGTGTGGGATGGCATTTCTGCGATAAGTAGTGTATGACTATCTGTTGCTGATTTACCGAATACAGAAGAGAATGCAGCAGAACCACCTGAACTGACTGTACCAGATACAACCCTTAAAGCTTTATCATTTAAAGTTGCATCTTTAGTCCAACCAGTAGGAGCTGCTGTTTGATGAAACAACATCCTAGTTCCAGATGGAAAAGAAGCAGCGGCTAATCCAGAAGGAGTAACTGCTTTAGTTGTGTTGGTTCCTGTTTGAGTTTCCAAACTAGTTGCCAGTTGAACTTTACCTTTTTGACTAACAGTAGCATCTTGTAAAATCTGTAAGATAGAAGATTTTAACTTTAATGGAGTAACAATCTTAGTATCGTTAGTTCCTGCTTGGGTCTCTGGTGTAGTAGCTAATTCTGCTATACCTCTAGTACCCTCTATTGCATCAGGTACAGCAACAACATCGTTAAATGCTTCCCAATTAGTTGGAGAAGATACTGGATCATTACCTGAGTTAGACCCCGTTAAGGATTTATAGATATCATTATCGGATGCAAAGACCCAAGAACCTATTCCGTAAGTTGTATCGGTACTCCACTCCATTATACCTTTTTGTTCTATATTTTGAAGAAGAGTATCTACCCTTTGTTGCCAGTAGTTTTGAGTTTCAAATGGAGGGATTTCAGCAGCCCACCCAGTATTAATCTCAGCAGTTCCAGGGTCAACAGCAGAACCTGTAGAACCCCAGATACTATCAATTGTTGGTCTTGTCATTTATATTATTCCTAATTTGTATTAAGGGTTAAACAGTGTTAAAAACACCACCTATGGTTGGATCAGATACAGTTCCGAAAGTAGAACCACCTACATGACCTAAGAAAGCAAATTCATCACCATCACCAGAAGTGAAGTTAACGTTATATAGAACTCCTGCTGGTCTTGGCAATACATCATTGTCAACTAATAGTTGTGCAGTTGTTTGAGGTATTTGAGAAACAATAGTAACCCCTAAAGTGTGATTCCCTATTTCATTTAATACTACAACTACACTATCTCCGAAAATAAACCTAAAAGCATCTAGTAAATTTTCTCTATCAATTGATCCTACATTCTTGAAGATTTTACCTTTAATAAAGTAGCGATATTCTGTGTCACCTAATGTTCTAAAACTCCCTGTTTGTTCTAGTAAAGACCGATACCTAGCACCAATAGAAGAGTCTCCTATTGATCCATAACCACCTACAAGAGCTGGTGGTGGGCCTCCATCGGTTTGATAACCGAAGAATTCCAAACCTGTTACATCAAGAATTACTCTTGGTTGTCCTACAATCTCTCCAATAATATTTAGTTGAGCACCTTCAGCGGTGTCGATTGCTCTTTCAGTTAAAAGTTGATCAAGGACATTTTCTAAATCCCCTTGACCCTCTATAAGTGCATCTATCAATCCGATTAAACTTACAGAACTTTTGTACTGTTCTAACAACCTTCGTTTGTAATTTACTTTATGATCAATTATCGCCATTATTATACTATAGATATATTAGCTAACGAGAAAGTAGCCAACTCTGTTAATGCAATTGTTATTGGAGTATCTAAAGTAGGACTAGCTGAAGTACTGATAAATAAGCTATCTACTTGATGTCCAATGGTAGCATTAATAGGTGAATACAATCTGGAAGTTATTACATCATCTCCTGCAAATAAGTTATTTGTTGCATATTCCACAAGAGCTGCCTTAATAGCATCGTCACCATCACTAGGATAGTCTGAGAAAGTAGTTAAGGTTATCTCTATATAGATTGGAACTTCTGTTGGTCTATCAAACTTAATATCATAATCAATACCCATAGAGTCTGTTATAGTTTCTGTAACAGCTCCATTCATATCTGTCCCTACAGGTTTAGTATCAAATATAGCTTGAGCTACATCTGCACTTACACCACCATCTACAATAGCTTGAATACTATGAGCTACAAGTCCATTACCATCTACTGATCCAGTGTAATTTTCTAGTATAACTGTAGACCTAACATCTTCAACGAGGTTAATCCTATCTCTAATAGCTAATACACTTGAAGAACCAGTTTTAGCTAATTCAACTTCTCTTCTCTCTCTAAAATCTGCATCAGACTCTTCTATAAAACCTAGAACTGGTGTTGTTTTGTTAGTTGCACTATCTACACCTGATATAAAAGTTTTAATATCAATTAACTGATCAATAGGAGCTACAATAGGCCCATAATCTTTAGACTGTAAAGGGATTAATGTTGTTACTTTTACAAAAGAGATATTAGTATCTAGAGTAATATCTTTAGCATCTGTTTCATCTACAGATGTTATTAAGACTTCATTAGAATTAGAAGTTGAAACCGCAGTAACAGTTGGTATAGCAATTGGTATAGCAGCTATTAAACCTGCGACAATTTCTGCTTCTGTTGCAGAACCATCTGAAGTATATACTGCATCAATTGCATCTATAGTAACTGTGTATGCTGTGCTGTTAGAAACAACGTCAACACTTATTATTGTTTTTGTTGTTGAAGAACTAGTTATTGCTTTAGGTTCTACAATTTCAAACTCATCTTGTGTAGTATTTACTGCTACTGTAAATCCAGTAGGAAGTAAAACATTATTATCACCTGTAACAGATGCGTTAATTTTAGATGTTATATTTCCTTTACGAAAAACACCTACTAAAGCTGCACTATCATCTAGTTGTTGTCCTTCTGCCCTAGATGGGTATTGAGAGTCGTATACAATTTGTAACTGTTCCCATAAGGATGATTCCCCAGGGGCTACAGAATCTCTTAACTGACCAAAAACAGAGTCTTCTGTGGTGTTGATATCTTCACCAAAAAACGCTGTTAATCTAGCAGTTATTTCATCCCTAATATCTTGAAGCCTTTTTACACTAAGACCAGTACTAGTTAAACCTGCCACTTCTAAACCTCCAAAATAATTGTAGAGCCAGTAGAAGCTCTGCAAGAAAAACTTAATGTATAACTTCTCCTAGCTGCATCTAACTCAGAACTAAATGTTACTAGTTCAACAACCCCAGGGGTGGATAAAATCTTATTTCTAAAAATAGAATCTACTTGAGGTTTTGTAGTACCTTTGCTAAAAATTGTTTGGTTATATGGTATTCCGAACTGCTTATTCAGGAACCACTCACCTTTAAAGAATTTTAACTTAACTCTTAATCTTTGAACTATAGCCTTAGTAGTATCTGGAATTACAACTAAATCCCTATCAACGACATTTAGGTCATTAGTATCTTTATCTAATTCTAGGTCACTGTATAATGACATTAAACTGGTACTCCTGTATTACTTGGGCCACCTGTAACACCACTATGAACATGAGTTTTAAGACTTTTACCACCACCAATAACATCAGTGATTGCAGTAACCGTTCCAGTAGACGTTATATCACCTGTAACGGCTATATCTCCTGTCCAAGCTGTTGTTGGTGCATTAACAGTTAATGATGTTGGTGCATCTAGAGATACAGTCCCATCTAAGTTAAGTGTAAGTTTTGTTCCAGCTCCTGAACTTATAGTAATTGTTCCATCTTCTTTTAATCTAACTTCATTCTCATTGGCAGAACCAATGTTATGAGCTATTACTAGATCATTTGTAGAATGAGTTAATGTGTGTTTATCTGGTGCATTAATTGCTCTAGGAAAACTAAACAAACCTGGGATTGCTATAGCATCTGAGAAGTCATGCTTTCTAAAATCACTAGGATTAACTGGTGTAGTGTTCTCAGTAGATAACCAATTATCTAAAGACCTCTGACTAAAAACTAAAAGAACTGTATCGTTTATCTCGATAGGAAAAGTTAACATAGA